TGGCCATCAGAGTCGCCCCTCGCGGCTGAATACCGAGCCGGAAGACCCGATGTATGCGCTACCGGAGGAAGCGGGTTTGCCGCCAGCAGGGCTGATACCCAACCCGACCTTTCCGCTGCCGATCGCCTCCAGCATCTTGATGGCGTCCTTGTAACGCTGGGTGATCTGCTCGGTGGCGATGTCGTCGTACAGCGCATAACGGGTAAGGTCACACGCAATCCCCACCACCAAGCGCGGGACAGACGCAAGAGGTGTAGTAAAGCGTGACAACAAATACCCATCGATCACGCTGTCCGCATCCATCAACTTGCCATCGATCAGCGCCAGCGCCGCAGTGGCGGCAGCCTGTTCGTCCGCTGTGTACCCGCTCATGTCGCCACCTGCCGCCGCTGTCGTCAGCATTTCTGCCGACACCAGGCGCGGGATGCCGCGATCAGCTCGCTGCGCGATCTCGTCGGCAGAAAACTGGTTCAGCAGGGTGGTGGCGGTGACGTAGCTCATGACTTACTCGGATGCGGCTTCTTCGTCGACTTCGACTTCGGTGACTTTCAGCAGCGACTCGCCCTTGATCTGTGCGATCTGTTCACGGCTCAGCGCGGAGAGCTTCACCACGGTCGCTTCCTTGCTCCATGCTCGGCCGCCACGGCGGAAGCCATCGCGGCTGGATACGACGCTCAGCGCGGGCACCTTGACGGTCTTTTTCGCGGCGGTTTGCTTTGCGGCTGCGGCATCTGCCCCGGCCTTGTTGTCAGCAGCAGCTGGTGCAGCTGCCTTGTTCTTGCTTGCTGTAGCCATGATCACTCCTTGTTCGTTTGTCCTTCACACCCCGGAGCCGCACTCAGGGCGGCTCCGGTTAGCGTGCTACCGCTCGGGGGTGTATTCCTTATGCGCCGGTGGAGCCGTAGCAGAGCTGCCAGAAACCGTATCCGCCTGCTGCGCGCGCTTCAGCGCCGTAGCGGAACTTCTTGCGCATGAACACGTTGTCGCTGTTCATGTCGGTCTGCTCGACGAACACCGGGGCTTTGCGCTCCTGGTAGATGAAGGGCTTGATCGCCTTGGTGGTATCCAGCAGGAACCATGCGGTGTCGCTGGTCAGGCGTGCATCCACCACCACCTCAGCCGTGCCCTTGAAGGGGTTGGCCTTTCCGTCATCCAGGCGGTCGTTGTTCACCAATGCCAGGGCGATGTGTTCCAGCGCGGGCGGCACCAGCAGCACGTTCGGCGTGATGTTCAGCGGGCGGCCTTCGTCGTCCTTGAACTTGCGCATCGCGGTGCGGGCTGCGCCGTAGCTGGCGATCGCAGCGGCTTGCGTCGCCACAGAGAGCGCTACCGTGCCCTTGTTGGAGACGGACGCCTTGGCCACGACGTGGTCGGTATCGCAGAAGAACTGGCCGTCGAAGCATTCGGCGGTGAACGCACTGTTGGCCAGCGCCATCACGATCTCGTCCGGCAGCTGGGCGGCAGACTCACCGGCCATCTGTGCCTGCGGGCCGTAGATGCCCAGGTTGTCATCATCGACATCATTGCGATCCACCTCAACAGTGGCTTCGAAGTCGTCGTTCTTGATGGTGTACTTGGAAGCTTCCAGCGCTTTCACGCTTTTGTCGCCGATCCACTTCCGCATCATCGGGAACTTGCTCAACCAGGCGTAATCGTTCTGGCCGGTGGTGCTGGGCACCTTCATGGCGATCTTCTGCCAGACCGACGGCGCAGCACCGAAGGCGTTGTTGAACGTGGTCTTCAAGCTGATGAAGAGGTTGGCGAGGTTCTCGCGGTTGACGATCATGGGATTCTCCTTTTAATTAACGAGTGGTCGGATCGGGGCTTACTGCACCCAGACGCCGTCGGTTTCCACACCAATGACGATACCGGCTGCAGAACGGGCACCGGTGGCGCTGGTGGCAGACACGGTCTGGTCGTCCTCGATGTAGCAGAGCTTGCCCAGGCCGGCCTGCGTCACCGCGTCGGCGGCGCTGTTGGCGAACTTGAACGCCTTGCCGCGACGCACCAGCACGCTCAGCGCACCATCTGCGCCCATGTTGTCCACCGTCTCTTCCGAGCGACCCAGATAGGTCAGCGTGTCAGCGACAGCGCCGGGTGTGGCATAGCCGGTGGCGTTTGCGGCCACCAGACTGCCGGCGAAAATCTTCTTGGCGGCGGCGATGGGCACGGCGATCAGTTCGCCGTCTTTCATTTGGGTATTGCGATCAGCAGTCAAAGGCATGTCGTTCTCCTGTTAGGTTGTTGGTTAGGACGCAGACTGGGCAGCCAGCGTCTTCTTGAATGCTTCCGGCGAGACGCCAGTGGCCGCGCACATCGCCAGCTGCGCTTCGCTCAGCTCGCCCTCGGCTTGGCCTTCCGGCTTCTTGCCGCCGGTCTGCGTGGCAGTCAGCGCATCGATCGGCTGCGCCGTCTTCAGGTACTGGGTCAGCGCCGCGAGGTTGGCTTTGCCCAGATCGCGCGCCCACTTCTCCTGGGACGGCAGCAACTTGCCTGCAGACAGCGCGGCAGTGACCACGCCCTCCACTTCGCGCTCGACCGTCTCGTTGCGCAGCGCGGCGACTTCGGTTTGCAGCGCGGCCATCGCATCCACCGGCACATACTTGGCCGGGTCTGGCGTGGCGGCGGTCAGTGCGGCGATCTGCCCGTCCTTGGCGGACAGCAGACCGGGTAAGCTGAACCCGGCAGCGGCCACGGCAGCGGCGTTGTCGGACTTGATTTTCTCGGCGGCTTTTTGCACCTCGGCCAGAATCTCTTCCACCGTGGCCAGTGTGGGCAGGTTAAAAAACCAGCGCAGTTGTTCGAGCAACTCTCCCATGCTTGATGTCTCCTGTAGTGTGAGTGAAGCGGAAAGGCGCGCGCTGACCTCTTCCATGCCGTCGATGGCAGCGTTGTTGGTCAGTGCGGCGTTGATGATCTTTTTGATTGCGCCGGTCTTCTTGTCGAACAAGATCACCGGCGAGATGAAGCGATATTCCTTGGCATCGATGTGCAGCTTGGCGGTCTCAGTCCATTCGACCTTGGCGAACAGCCCTTCGCCTTCGCGCCATTCCATCCCTTCGGCAGTGAACCAACCGGCCGCAGGCGCTTTCTGGCCGTTCTCGGATGACAAGATGGTCTGGTGTTCGTAGTCGATCACCACCGGGTTAGCCAGGGCAGCAATGTCGGCAATCAGCTTGGTGGCGATCTCGGCATTGGTCAGCCAGGCGGCGCACTCGGTCGGGCGACCATCACGCGCACGAAACTCGCCGGCGGGCAGCAGCTGCACATAACCGTTGGCATCAAGCGCGAACGAACAGGCCGCGAAGGCGACCTGCTGCGAACGTGGGTGTTTGG